CTTGGGAAGAGCTTGTAACTCGTAATAAAGAGATGCATCAAAAAAAATATCCTAAGTTAGCTGACGATATTGAGAACGTATATAAGTTGGTTTACGCTAAGAAGGTTTTGCCTTCCATGCGTAGCCTTCAGTTTTCAGGTAAGCCAATTGAGTTATCACCTAACAGGTTGTATAACTGTTCATATTTACCTATTGACTCTATAGACTCTTTTAACGAGTGTATGTTCTTATTATTGTCTGGCTGTGGTGTTGGTTATTCAGTACAACATCACCACGTAAAGCAACTACCATCAATTATTAAACCATTTACCAAACGTGAAAGACGTTTTGTTATTGGCGATAGTATTGAAGGTTGGTCTGATGCAGTTAAGGTTTTAATTAAGTCTTATTTGGGCTCTAAGAGATCATCTAAGATCAAGTTTGATTATTCTGATATTAGACCAAAGGGGGCTAGACTTGTGACCTCTGGAGGCAAAGCGCCAGGACCTCAACCATTAAAGGAATGTTTAGTTAAAATTCAAGGTATATTAGATGCAAAAGAAGACGGAACAAAACTCACAACTCTTGAAGCTCATGATATTATTTGCCACATTGCTGACGCTGTACTTGCTGGCGGCATTAGAAGGGCAGCTTTAATATCTTTGTTTTCAGCTTATGATGAAGAAATGATTGCCTGTAAGTCAGGTAGCTGGTGGGAAACAAACCCACAGCGTGGTAGAGCTAATAACTCAGCTGTACTTATTAGACACAAAATTACAAAAGAGTTCTTTATGGACTTATGGAAACGTATTGAGCTGTCTGGTTCAGGTGAGCCTGGTATCTACCTTAATAACGATAAAGACTGGGGTACAAACCCGTGCTGTGAAATAGCATTACGTCCTTATCAGTTTTGTAACTTATGTGAAGTTAATGTATCAGATGTAGCAGATCAAGATGATCTTAACACAAGAGTTAAGGCTGCTGCGTTTATAGGTACATTGCAAGCTGGTTACACAGACTTTCATTATTTACGTGAAGTCTGGAGAGAGACAACTGAAAAAGACGCTCTCATTGGTGTATCAATGACAGGGATAGCTTCTAAAAAGGTGCTAGAGCTTGATATGAAGAAAGCCGCAGAGATGGTAAAACGTGAAAACACAAGAGTAGCTAAGTTAATTGGCATTAATAAAGCTGCACGTACAACCTGCGTGAAGCCTGCAGGGACGACTTCTCTGGTACTCGGAACTTCATCCGGTATTCATGCGTGGCATAATGATTATTATGTTCGTAGATTACGCGTAGGAAAAAACGAAGCGATATATTCGTATCTATCGGTTCATCTTCCTGAGTTAATCAAAGATGAATATTTCAGACCACACGATACCGCTGTAATTGAAATACCACAACACGCGCCAAAAGGTTCTATTGTCCGAACTGAGTCCGCGTTTGATTTACTCGAAAGAGTTAAACAAGTTTCTGATGAGTGGGTTAAGCCTGGCCACAGAGCTGGAAGCAACACTCACAATGTATCTGCTACAATATCTTTAAAAGAAGATGAGTGGGATAAAGCTGGTGAGTGGATGTGGAATAACCGTGACTGCTACAACGGTTTATCAGTGTTGCCTTATGATGGTGGTACATATACTCAAGCTCCGTTTGAAGACATATCTAAAAAAGAGTATAATGAGCGTATGAAACATTTATCTATAGTTAATCTTGAAAATGTGGTAGAAATGAACGATAACACAGATCTATCAGGCGAGCTTGCTTGTGCTGGTGGTAGCTGTGAAGTAACTAATCTTTAATTTAATATTATGAACGAATTAGATTCTAAAATGAACGACATGATGAAAACACTAATCGCAACAGCTGTTGATGTTGAAAAGTTTCATCAAGGTAATAAATCAGCTGGAACACGCATACGTAAAGCTATGCAAGAGATTAAAAATATGGCTCAAGAAGTTCGGGTTGAAGTTCAAGAAATTAAAAATGCAGTCGCTGCATAAAGTAAAAGGGGCTTCGGCCCCTTTATTTTTCTCCACACTTTTTACTTGGGTTACCAACTTGTACCCAGTTTTCTTTTTCAAACCAGTCTCTTAGTGTAGCTCCTTTTTTCCTAGCGCCTTTGACGTTTGACTTACTAGATCTTTTATACTTACCGCCAGCAGCGGCTTTTCTTTTAGCTCTTACAACACTAGCTCGCTCTGAAGAAGACATACTACGAACTTTAGCAGCTGGTAAACAAACCTTTTTAGTACCACCGCCTTTTTGTTTTGTCATAGGTGATTTTTCTTTTTGAGCTTTTAATTTTTTCTTAGCAGCTTTAGCAAGTCTAGCTTGTTGCATTTTACCCATAACTTCAGCTCGTTGTTCTAATACTGTTAGTATTTGTATCTTACGAGCGTAAGGTTTGTTTATCTTCATTACTTTAGCTATAGTAGCTCTAGCATCAGCAACAGTTGCAAACTTAATAGATACAGTGTCTTTGGGATTTTCGTCTGTGTATAAACGTCTATCAGAGCCTTTTGGCTTTTTACCTGTACCAACCACAGGATCTTTTCGTTTTGTAAACGACGATGCGTAATCGCTCATAGCTTTACCTAGTTTTTTACCTTCTTCACTATCTGATTTGTAGTGCGCTTTAGCTACATTTCTACTATAAGATATATCTTCTGCTACTTTGTTAAGCTTAGATTTAAGCTTGGGATATTTTTTACCTAACACCTCGGCTATAAGTTTAGAACTTGTACTATGGCCAGAAGGATATGAAGGTGTTTTCATTGTTTTAAGTTCAAGGTAATTTATCTTGATACCTTTTTTATCAGCAATTTTTTTAGGTCTTGGTCTTTTAAACTTGTTTTTAAACTTCATGATGATAGGATCTGCTTCGTCTATCATATCATCTACAAGCTGTTTAGGATATTCAATACCTTCTTTATCAAATAATTCTTTGAAAGAATCTCTAACTTTATCTTTTGATTTAACAAACTTATCGTTGTCAGGTATTTTAGTTAGCTCTTTTATTTCAGCTAAAGTTTCAGGCGAGTGATCTTTAGGCGGTGACTTCATGTTGTAGTCAAAACCTTTTAAGCTAAACTTTTTAAATGAAGGCCTGTTTGTTTGCATGTTAATAAACCAATTTGCTAATTGCTTATCTCTAGGTGTAGCATCTTTTCTATTTTTTAAAGCTTTAGCTTTAGCTATAGTTACATCTCCACCATACAGCTTTGATATACGAGCTTTTAATACACCTCTATAAGCTTTACTCATCTTTCTTTTTTAATCTTCTCCTCACTATGTTCATGGTTGCTCTCATCTTGCGAGCATAGCTAGGATTTTTTTGTCTATTAAAAACGTACTGTTGATTTAAACTACTAATTACTTTTTGTAAGTTACCTTTTCTAGTTTTAATTAACCAACTAGCGAGAGCTGATGGCGATAAACTTTTAAACTTACCTTTTGCGTCAGGCGCGTCTGAATCATGCCATGTAATAGACTTAGCTGTTTTCTTTTTCTGTATAGGGCTAAGCATCTTTTTTGACTTCTGTAGTTTCTGTTGTAGTAGAAGTTTCTTTTGCAGTAGGTTTAGTTCCCGCTACAGTAATTCCTTTTTTGTATAGATCTAGTTGAGTTCTAGGATTATAAATACCTCCTTGTCCTCTAGGTCCTACTTTTAATGATGACTTCTTTTTACCTTTACCCATTTTACCAGGCCCACCAGCTTTAGTACATCTAACACCCCAACCAGAAGCGTAAGCAGATGGCCAAACTTTAAACTTACGTTTTGCAGCAGCTTTACAAGCAGCAGATATTTTTTTTAACGGAGACCCGCTTGAGCTAGACATATCTTCTAGTTTTTCAGCTTGGCCAGCGTGTAGTTTACTAGCGTTTTTAAGTTCGCCAATAATTTTTTTAAGTTCTTTGTTTTTCATTTTAAAAGCCATGTCTATATATTTTAACAGTTCCACCTGCGTCTAGCAGCTAAACCTCTTTTACTTTTCCATTTTTTAGATCTAGCGCAAAAAGCTTTTCTACGCTTAGCAGCTTTGCTACCTGGTTTTAGTTTAGATGGTTTAGTTGTAACAGCTGTTTGTAGTTTGCTACCTGGGTTTTTTCTTTTATACTCATCAACACCTTTCTGTGTCATACCGCCACCAGCAGCACCACCGGTGCCAGTTGATTTTGCTTTATTAAAGTTTTTACCAGGACCTATTGTTCTACGTACATCAGGCTTCTTAGTAAAGCTACTGTTAAAGCCTTTACCAATACCACCAGCTCTACGTCTACCGCAAGGCGTAACTGGAAATGGATTATTTTTTTGTATGTAAGCCATTTACCTATTTCTAGAAGCAGGATTAACTACCATAGCATCTCTAAATCTTTTATCTAGTTCAGCTATATCAGTTGTTAATTTTTGTTCTTCTAGAACTTGTTTATCTTTTTTAATTTTATCTTCATGCTGCTTATCTAGCTGCTCTTCTCTACTCATCCCTAAAATTCTCATTGGTGATTTTCCTTTGCCAATGTACCCTTTATATTTCATCTTGTACGCCATTAGTCGTAGTCTTTATATGTTATTGTTACTTCTTCTCCGTCTGCAATTGCTTTCGCAATAGACGGATATATTCTCTTATAAGCATTAACACTCTTACCAACAAAACCATCGGGTAAAAGTAAATTGTTTTCTTGCGCGTCACCGACAATAAGGCACCCTGCCGTGTGCTCATCGGTGTTTCCGGTATGAATAAGAATATACTCAAAGTTAGGAACATCAGTGATATGAAGCATACCACGGTGTATACCAGGATATTTCTTAGTGTATCTACCATGAAAACCACCTTCAGTTCTTAATTCAATTTTATAAGTACCAGCAGGTACACGTGTTTCACCTTTTACTTTTAAAGCTCTACGCTCGTCTTCAAGCGTGTAACACATGAACTTTCTACCTAAGTCTGTTAACTCAAATAACAAACCAGATGTAGAGTCAGCTTGAGAACTAAATCTTAATACTTCTAACTGCATTATCCTTTTTTAAAGAACGCAAATTCTAAAACACAACTAGCAGTATCAGCTCTAGCTTCTAAACCAGCTCCATCGTTTATAGGAAAAAAGCAAAATTCTCCTGGGCTTAGTCTAGCATACTGAACACTAGCTGTAGTTTGAAGTACTACAAAGTTAGTTGTGTCAATGTTTTTAGCATAGAAGTAAAATACTCCACTAGTTGCTTCGTCTACTAGCTCTTGATTATCTGCAGTTGTTATAGTTTTTCTAGATAAGCCTTGAAAAGGACCAGCGTTGTCTACTGTTAAAGCATCTGTTACTGTAAAAGTAAAAGCAGTGTCAGAAGTAGCGTCTGTACTAGCTAATGTTAATGTTGGTGTTAATGTTGCCATTTTATTATTGTTTTAATCTTTATAATTTAAAAGCTCCGATCGTTATGTCGGCAGCTGAATCTGAGTATGTAATGACTATTTGACTACTAGCGTTGTTAAAAGCAGCTACAGGAAAAGGACCTATATATGCTTCAGCACCAGCCGCTATTGTTTTAGCTATATTACTTTTAGCTAACACGCCAAACGTAGCATCAACAACACTTGTTGTCTGCGCTGTAACGGTAACTGTCCTAGTAGCAGAGCCATGCCCGTTTTTAACTACTAAAAACTCAACACCAGTGTTTATAACGTTGTCAGTGCCGTTAGTAGCAGCTGCAAACGAAGGTGTTAAACCAGCTTCCGTAATATCTTGAACTGATAGTACTGCCATTACTTTTTTATTATTTTTTTATTAACTTTTATATTTTCGTGTTCAATTATTAAATTGTATACGCCAGGAGTTAATTTAAAGACATCTAAGACATTAACTTTTTTCTTAGATATAACTATATCCCCCAGCATATTAATGACTGTAATGTCAACTTTTAATCTACTATTTATGTATATATAATCACTTGTAGGATTTGGATATGTAATAAGGCCATATCTAATCTCTATTATATCTGTAGGGCCTGACCAACCGTCTTGACAATATTCGTATAAACTAATACAACCAGGGTCCCAAGCTACATCACAACAATATTCGTCAACTTCTATAACCCAAGCAAAACAATCATTAGGTAAAGTATAGACGTCACCAATAGCGCAACCAGCAGAATATTCACATGTTGAGTCAGGTGTGTTAACAAGCGGATCGTAGTTAATAGCAGTCGGATCATTGCAACCATAAATAGCATAGACACAAGAACCGTTATCAGTGTTAGCATCGTCATCGTAATTGAGCGCGGTACTGTCCATGCAACCATAGTAAAAAGGTATACAACTGCCATTGTCTGTGTTAGCGTCAGGATTAAAATTAAACATTGTTGCGTCCATACAACCGTAAACTACTTCTACACAACTACCATCGTCTGTGTTTGCCAGCGGATCATAGTTAAATGCCGTTGGATCTGTACAGCCATAAGCATAGTAAATGCAAGAGTTATCGCTTACATTTGCTAATGAATCATAGTTCATTGCCGTGGCATCCATACAACCTTCAACAACAGCTATACAAGTATCAGGTGTGTTTGCTAATGGATTATAGTTAAAAGCAAACTCGTTCATACAACCTAGTACTGTAGGTATACAAGAGCCTGCTAGTTCTACGTTGGCGGCTGGATCATAATTAAAAGCAGTAGAATCCATGCAACCAACAACAACTAGCGTAGCGCAGCTACCATCATCATAATCAGCTGCAGGATTATACTCCAAATATATAGGGTTTGTACAACCCACTAAGTAGTAACAAGTACTATCATCAGTGTTAGCTAAAGCGTTGTAGTTTAAAGCTGCTACATCTGTGCAGCCATAAACTCTTTCAACACAAGTATTACCACAATATGGTTCACCTATAATAGGGAAAAATGGTGGTATAGGATTTACAAAACCTCCTTCAATATCTATAGATACATAATCTTCAGAGTATAAGCTATAACCGCATTGCACCGCAGTAAAATCTGACTGCTGTGTTATTTCAAATACCGCTCTAACAGGATATCCTGCTGCTAAGTTTACGAAAAACGTAGTATCAAAACCATCTAGCAATGTGTACGTGCCGATGTCTTGATAATTAAACGGTGGTATTAAACTTGTAGCTTGCGCTAACTTTAAACTAGATCCAGCCCAACCGTTACCAGCTAAATCTGTTAATTCTAACTCATGCATGCAGCTATCTATATTTATATCTGTATTAGCTGAGTCTATATAATTATACGCTAGTGAGTCTGTACAACCATATATTTTTGGCGTGAAACACATACCTGTGTCTGCTGTAGCTGCTATGTCAAACTCTACATAGCTAGAGTCCATACAACCAAACACTGGCGGTGGCGGAGGACAACCAGACGTATATATTACGTCCCATATTTGATTGCCAAAGTCTGCTACTGGCAGCTCCCACAACGTGTCACCACATTGTTCTATGTACACAGAGCCATCGTTACCACCCCATAAACTACCTGCTACACCATCTCCGTATGTGTCGTTTAATACAAAGTAAAAACTATCAACAGGTAAACAAATACTAGCATACTGTGGTTCATAGTCTATTATGTTAGTATATGGCCCGCCTTCTAAAAGTGTATCACCAAAGAAAGTCATAATATACCAAGATGTTTCTTGTGGATATTGGTCAGGGTTTATAGTAACATTTAAACCCCAAGTGTTTGGAGGACACTGAGCAAAAGCAATGTTAAATAAAAATAAAAATGTAAATAATCTCTTCATTAGAATTTACTTATAATAAGTTCGTCTATATATTCTTGTATTTCTTCGCGAGTTGCAACCATCTTAAAACTAAGGTCTGCTTGAAAACGTTTTACTTCTTCGCCGTCATCAAACACAATGATAGTAGGTACAATAGCAATAGCATATTTTTTTTGTATATTTTGATCGTCTATACTTAAGCTTTTCTTACCAGCATCTGACAGTTTATTAAACCACTCAACGTCGTTTGCTGAGTTCCAGCCAGCATTAAAGTGTATTACTTTTACTTGACTAAAAGCTGTAGCTGCTGTAAACACTAATATCATGATTAGCGCATACAAGTATTTTGCTATACAAACTTTCATTATTGATAGAGTTTGTCTTCTATTTTTCCAATAGACTCTTTAATTTCTTTAACGTCTTCTTGGGTTGTCATGATAGTGTTACGTATCATTTCATCTTTCATTTGAAATTCCATACGTGTAACTTCTGGAGCTGGTGGTTCAGGAAGTTCTTTAGCTTCAGCAATATCTGCTTGAAGCGTGAACCACATGCCAGTCATACTTACTAACACAACTCCTAGAGAAATGATAGTTTCCAAGCTTAATTTTACTTTTGTGTCTTTACCTATTTCAGTTGCCATACCTTAGAATATTACATAGTTGATACCGCACTTAAAATCGTACCACTCACGATTCCAGTACTTATTATACTTGCCTTCAACAAACAAGCCTAAATGTTTATTTATTTTAGTTCCAAATATTAAACCACCTGAATAATCATACCACTGTCCTCCAACGAAATTATGATATGAATAACTGTTACCATCATCATAGTGATAAGGCATTAAATTACCCCAGCTATGTAACCAAAAGTTTTTAGTATAATGATAATAATCAAAGCCAACAACTAAAGACTGTTGCCATTGATTAGGTAGTTCGTTTCTTTTCTTTTCAACATAATTTTCTAAGACTTCAGGTATAACAACTTGCTTCCAAACATCAGCGCTAGTTGCTACTATATTACCGTCAGGATCTTTATATTCGTTTTCATATACGTCTACTGAATAACCTTCTTCAATAGCTAGACATGTATAATGTAAGTAATTGTTTTCAAGTTGCCACTGCTCTAACGGATCAAATCCATAAGGCTCGGCTAACCTTTGTACTGCGCCTATATTAAAAGACAACTTCTTTTTACCTCGCAACCTTAGTCTCTGTGTGCTTTCAAAATACTCTATATCTGCAAAACCGTCTTTAACATATTCTACTTTAGCCAACCATTTGTTTTTAGCGTATCTAATGAAATGTTGTTGATCTATATATTCTATACCCTCTTGACGTTTATAATCTATTTCAAACAAGTATTCAAACGGCGATAAACCTACACTAGCAGCATCTCCGTAAGCAGATTCAGTACCATCTTTAAATGGTGACGTGCCTTCGTATTGAAAACGTTTTATCTTACGTATACCCATAACTAACGAATAGTCAAATGGAGTAAACACCGTATCATACAGCACAGCGCCATCTTGCACAGAGTATATATCTCTATCAGCCAGCGATGTGTTACCGTTAGCCGCTACGTAGAACGTAGAAAACTTAAAAGCTTTTTTTAACGTTTGAGCACTAGCCGTGCTACATATTAAAACCAATATAACTATTAGTCGTGATAATAACATAATCCAGATTTATTTGTTGTTTTCATCTTACAGCGATCACCGTTAGATTTTATTTTTTTACATTGTACTTCTTTACCATCACTCCTTTTTTCTGTTTTTGTATGTATAGTACAGTAGGTTCCGTCTACAGGAGTTCCTTTACATCTTGTTCCGCTTCTAGTGACAGCAGCACATCTAGGCTTTTCTCCTTCTTCTTTTTCTCTTTTTTGATCTTGTAAAAACTCTTGCTCTTTTTGTTTATCTTCTATCTTTTTATCTTCTTTTTTCTTTTTCTTTTTATCTTCTTTAGCTTCTTCTTCAGCTTGCTTTATTTCTTCTGGCTCTTCAAGTCCTAAACTCCACTTGTCCCAACCTAAAAATAAAGCTAATCTTTGCCACGTAGCAGTCTCATTATCTAAAGCTGCTTTTAAATTAGATATTTTTCTTTGTATACGTCCAGCTGGAATATTTGTTAAAGCTTCTACAACGTTACCAGCAGCAGCCCATATAGGATTATCAATATTGTACAAAGGTATTTTATCGTAAATATCTTTATCCCACTTATCTGTAGTCATAGCTGAATACATTTTTCTAGCTTTTGAACCAAGAGGTGGAGATACATTTAAAGCTTCAACTAAAGTTCTACCATGATCCGCTCGTTTGCCTTTTTCTCTTTCATACATAAATCGCATGATGGTATTTTTAGCTGTAGATAATATAGCGCCATATATACCGGAACCTCTAAGAAGTGAGTCTAATGTACTATTACCTATTCTTTGTACTTTAGTATCTAAAAACTCATCATCTTGATCGTCATCATCAAACATTACAGCAAACAAAGCGTTTTGAAGGGCTGAGAATATAATATTTTGAGCAGCTCCATAGTAAATTATTCTCGACACATTACTTCTCCAATCACCTCTACCGTTAATTAAGTCTAGCGCTGCTTTCTTTATAAGCCTGTTATACTGCATTGGCGTATTTTGAAACGCTAGTATCAAACGACCTAATACCGAAGCTTGCTCTTGAGATATTTTATCTGGCCTACTAGACTGCTGAGTAGCTTCTGCTATTTCTTGAAAGTCTTCAAACGCTCTTGTTTCAGCCTCTGTTTGACTCATACCTTCTTTAACATACTTATTAACTCTGTTTCTATAGTATGTAGAACCACCGGCCGCAATAGCAAAGCTATCCGCTATCTGCGTAGGAGTAAAACCAAACTGAAGTAATCTACCTATAACAGCCCTAACACCACCTTTCTCTGCTAGTCTAGCAAGCTCTGAAGCATTTAGGTCAGACTGTATACCGCCGCGTCGTTGTTTAAGCATAGGAGAGTTAAACAAAAACACAAAGTCTGCCCAATATTGTTTTTGGTTACCAAACGCTCTAGCAGCTGCAAACACATTGTTGTCTTCAAAGTTAATAAAGTTAACTGTAGATAAAGTCTGTAGTACAGCAGATCTAGCATTAAAGAACATAATAGCACCAACAGAACCGTTTAGCCAGTCTAAGAAATTATTAACTTGTTTATTCTTAATTGTAGGTCTATTAGTTCCAGACTTCATACGAGCTATCGAGTCTTCAAGAGCACTTCTATAGCCAGAGCCATGTATAGCTTCTAGCTTGTTAAGCATTTCAGGAGTAAAAGTAGCGTCTATATTTTCTACCCACTCTTGTAAGAATATTTCTCTTTTTGCTCTAGCAGCATCAGCCATATCACCATTGAAAGAGCTGGCGTTCCAACCTAATCTTGGTTGAACGTAAAAGTCCATCTTCATTGCTTTGTCCATTAGATCAGCAAACGCAGCCATTTCAGAGTCTGCTGCTACAGCTTCTGCTATAGCAGTAACCTCTTCAAAAGACATGCCAGGAACTTCATATCCGTATTTGTTGTATATGTATATACGCATAGCCTGCTCGTTAGTATAGCCAGTTTTAGCAAAGTCTTTGTTAAGCTTTTTAGCAACTTTTGGAAATTGCTTTTTAATAGCCATAACATCTTCTCTTAACGTCTGCTTATACATGTCAAGCTCTCTATCCGCTCTATTATACGGATCAAAAAACATTTCTTTGAAAAATTGAGCATCAGCATTACCTTGCTCTCCTTTACCATAGTTATAGTACATTAAACCTTCAAAGTCATCTGCGCTAGGTGGTATAAATAATTGTCTTATTCTATTTCCTTTACCTTTATTTCTTGCTTGAACTCTATTGAAAGTTTGGTTTCTATCAACGCCCTTGCTACGCTCTAACATTTCATTAAGCTTTGACTCTGGGTCAAGGCTATATCTAGGTCTTACAATAACAGACTTACCTTTAATATCTAGTTGATCAAACACGTGTTTAACAGCCTCTACGTTTGGTAAAGCGTCGTCAACAAAGTACATATCATTATAGCCTTCTGCATACTTTTCTAAAAACCAAGCAGCTTTAGCATCGCCAGTACTATTGCCTAGGCCAGTAATATTTTTTAAAGGTATGTTTATGCCTTTAGTTTTTAGCCAACCGTGTATAGCTGTAGCAGACTCAGCAGGTCTAGCTGTTAAAACATATACGTTCTCTGGTCCATACTTTTTAATTTGATTTCTCATTTTTTGTAATAGCGGTCCTTCAATACCACCTCTTACATTTACAAAATCTGTAAAATCAAAAGTCCAACCGTCAGCCGCATATTGAGGCCCTTGTATAGGCCATTGACCAGAACTAATCTTAACTTCTTGTCCGTCTTTTCTAGCTATAATAAAGTTTTCTCCTTTGTCAATTAGTGTTTCGTCAAAGTCAAACGTAGACATGCCTCTTGAAGGTGTTTCTTTAGAGTGTAGTCTAGCGTTTATTATAGCTTTATCGTAGTTTTTCTTAACTTGTAGTTCGTTAGGATTGTCAATTAATATCTCGTTTGCTTTAGTAAAAGCATCAGCAACCTCAACATCTTGTGCTCTTAGGTCTAAAGCAGTTAATCCTACTATATCTTTAAAACCTTGAGTTCTAAAATTATAATATCTAACCCAGGCCGGTGTGTTTATATCATAGCCTACAGGCATCATAGAAAGTAGACCTTGTTTCTTTAAAACATCGTCCATCTTAGCTGATATAATAGCTACGTTGTAATTCTTGTAAAAAGCATCTAAGTCCTCTACACCGCCTTTGTTCATATACTGATCAAGCAGTTTAACAGCCATATAGTTTGCAGGTATCATGTGCTCGTAAGCTACGGTGCTAGAGGTCATTTTGCTAGGGTCCATGTTCTCAACATCTCTTCCTATATATGCTAAGTTAGCAGCTCTTCTCATAGGCGTGTCTAACCCAGCGTTCAAAGACAACATCATCATAGCTAGGTCGTTTCTACCTAAGCTGCCGTCTTTAACTCGGCCAACAAAGTATCTCATCATTACGTCTATAAGCTGTCTTACTTCTTTTGTCTCTTTATCTACAGCTTCAAAAAACTTTTCTTTACCAAGCTTATTATGCTTGTTCATCATGCCTTTAGCGCTTTGTGGTAAAGCTGTTACGTCAGCACCGTATACTTCTATCATTTTTTTATTCTGTATACTTCCTCCTGCATCAGTAACTTTAGAAAGATCAATGTTTATACCGTCTATTTTATTTACACCGTTTTCAATAAAATCTCTAACGCTTTCAAACACCATACCTCTAGGCGTGCCACCTTCAAAACCTTCTTTATAATATAAAGTTCCGTCTTCTCTAACACCAATAGCTCCTCTACCTATTTTACTAGCGCCAGCATACATAGGTTTTAAATAAGCCAACATATATCTAATAACCTCTTCAGGTTTCATTTTAAGATCTTGTATCATGTAGTTACCCATGTCAACTACAGATGCTCTTTGATTTCTAACAAAGTCTATATTATCATATAGCTCTGAGTTTTTCATGAACTTACCGTCTTGTTTTACTTCAAGAAGCCTAGTTATATTAAACTCTGGTAGGTTAACATTATCAGCTAAAAACTCTTCAAAGCTTCTAGGTGGTATTTTACCTAAGCCAATAAAGCTTTTTTCTATGTTTTGGTATTGTTTTATAAACTTAGATAATTCTTTAGCTATTTTACCAGCGGTACCTCTAGTCATTATATCTGGATACACGCGCATTAAAGCTTCTTGTATAGACTTAACATCAGCTGTCATTGGTTCAGAGCCAAACTCGCTAAGCCTACCGTAAAACACAGCTTCATTGTCAATACCTAAAGCTCTTACTTCTTTTGAAAACAAATAATTAGAGTTACCATCACGCATCCTACCTATCCACTCCATTGGTAAACCTCTGTCTATAGCTGCCATACGTAGCTCTTGATTACTCATTACTTTGTCAAGTAGATTTAACCAAGCTTTATTGTTTTGAGAAATATTCCTATCGCTTTCATTTACTGTTCCGTCAGGATTTCTTGGCGCTATGAAATTATCAAACTCTGAGCTACTTATAGATTTTATATGCCAAGGTGTTAAGTTAGCTTTTCTTGTTCCTTTATTGTATCCTAAGTTTTTAATTTTATTAGGTATACCGATAGCTCTATCAGGTCTAGCCTCAAAAACATCTTTTGAAACCTCAACCATCTTAACAGTGTAATGCCTAGGCCTCATAGCTATAAGCATATCTTTATGCTTAGCATTAAACCTTCTAGCAGGCCCTAAGTGTTGATTTAAGTTAGCTGCTTTATCTGTTATTTTTTTAGCTGGAACGCCTGACAACTCAGATATGAACGGAGCCGTAAAAGATGGTGAATCTGCGAAAGAGGGTGATTCTTGCTCTAGCAGTATGTCTAATTGCCTGTCAGCTTCTTTTCTTAGAGCATCAATTCTATTGCCGTTTTCGTCGTACTCATGTAAGCCAAGATCAGCTCCTAAAACCCTACCTTTTGTTTTTGCCTCTACTTGATCAGAGTTAGGCCCTGTCATACCTTCAACTTTCTTTTTTGTAGCTTCGTCTTGCTCTATAGACTTAGCAGCCACATCTTCAACACCTCTTCTAGCAAATATTTCTAAAGATCTTTTTTTGAAAAATTGATTAACGTAAGCAGCGGCGTTTTCGTATTTATGTTTTGCTGGGTCAAAATCTTTTAATAACGCTACAACAGTTCTACCTTTAGCACCTTCAGTTCCAGGATCGTAAAGTAATAAAGCTATAATATCATCTTTATTATCTATTAAGTCTCTTCTAATATCTTCTGTTGGCGCATTGTTTAGAGCGCTTGTAAAAGCATCTTGAGCCATACCCATGTAGAAGAAAGCAGCTCTACCAGGTATATCAGCCTCCATACGCTCTAGCATACGCTCTTCTTGTTCTGTAATAGTTCCGTCGTTTCTTTTCTTTTTAAGATTAACTAGCGGAGCCATCATATCGTTAACAGCTTTTGCCAACTCTTCTTTAGTAAGTTTATCAGCTGGTATGCCTTCTCTTGAATAACGAACTGCTCCCATTTGCTGTAGGTTATCAATGTTAAGTACTTTTTCTCCTTGCTGTACTCTTTCAAGAGCTTGAAGTTGATTTTCATCAAGATCTTTTGGATCTGCTTCTCTAAGATATGTTTCGTAATTTTTATTAAAATCATCTAACATGTCGTTGATCATGTCTACTTCAGCTTTTAAAGCGCCCTCTAATTTAGCGCCTTCTAAAGCTGTTGTAATAAGACCTCGACTTAAACCTCTTTTAGACTCAATAGCTTTGTTATAATCTCTTATAAAGTTAAATACATCTCTACCAGTCTTAAATTTAACTGGCACGCCAAAGTGAAGCATGATTCTTCTAATCATATCACCTAGCTTAGTAAAGAACGTTTCTTTATACTGCACAGTGCCATTAGCTAGAGCGTCTGAAAATAACGCTAATACTTCTTCTGCTCTAACTTCTGCAGATTGATCTTGATAAGCTACTAATCTATTTCTAAAATTAGTATCTCTAACTTGCCTAGGATCTATTAGTAATAGCTCATCACGTAAAGCGCGACCTATAACAACAGCCATAGCAGGGTTATCTCTAAGCGACTTACGTAAAAACTCGTGAAAAAACTCATGAGCCGCGACGTTCATACCTTTTTGTTTTAACGCCTCTTGTTTGTTTATTATAAGCAGTCTCTCTCCAGTAGCCTCGTTAGTAAAGTTGCTAGCATATCCATGACTAGTTCTTCCTTTATCAACTTCTCTTTGAATTTCAGCTTCTTGCTGTGGTGTTAACACGACTTCATCACCAGTGTTCATGTCAACGTAAACACCGTCTCTAATTTCAATTAAGCCACTAGCAAGCAAAACTTCTTCTCTCATCATCTGAGCCGCCTCTTCTTCGTCATTAGTTTCTACAAACCTAGTTTTTATAGGCGCTACCTTGTTAAGTTGCTCTTGCGCTCTCTTAGCGTTAGCTAGTTGTATTTTATACCTTTCTTCTTTTTTGTACTCTGTTATAGCATCTCTTACTGGAGCTAGTATTGTTTCTTTAGCATTTACTAATTCAGCTAAGTAAGCATCAATTTGCTCTATCGCTGCTATTTGATTTTTTTTATTTTGATCGTTTAGCGTTTTGCTATTAAGTATTTCTGTTTTCTTTTGCTCTTGAATACCTATTTCTTCGCTAATTTCTTCTAATTGTTTTCTTAACTCTTTACTTTCTATTTGCTCCATCGCTTCAACCTCACTTGTAGCAATAAGTCCACTTGAAACACCTAACCCATCTGTTTTAATAATCTTATTGCTTAATCCATTTTCTTCTAAAAAAGATGAAACTTCATCAAATGCTACAAAATCATTTTTTATTTCTATATCTGTATTAGCGTCTAATTTTCCTTCAAGCTGTAACTGCTGCAGTCTTGATAGTGCCTCTTGTTTTGTTTGAAATCTTTGATAGTCTACAATATATGTAGGTGATTTTCTACCACGAATAGCGTTTATACCAACACCCGCCCCGTAAAATCCACCAGCAGTTGCACCGATACTTAAAGCCATTGCCTTAAAATCGTCCATAGTAAAACCTGCAAAACCAAAACCTTGACCATTAACAAGATTAGACAAAGGTATGTTATACATCTCTTCAGATATTTCACCCAATATACCGTTCCAACCTGCTCTTTTTTTAATAACATCAAGAAAAGCTTCGCTTTTATTTAAGTTAAGTTTTCTCATATATCTACCTAAAGATATACGTTTTAAAAAATCGTCTGCACCAGCTTTAGTAATAAGTTTCCCAACAAGACTTGGTGCTAAAAACCCCATTCGCTCTGTTAAATTTTCTAAAGAGGTTGTTGCAAAACCTTTAGCAAAAGCTTTTGGAAAGCTATCACCTTGCTTTGTAATAGTATTAATTAACCCATCGGCTTCATCTGAATAAGCAAAAACCATTTCAGGAGTCATATTCTGAAAAGTTTGATCTAAGTATCTACTAGGATTTACAGCTGTTTGAGTTAAGGCTCCTACGGTAACAGCAACAGTTTTTTGAACACCTTTAGATACTTTAAACTTAGTACTATCAAATAAAACTTTTGAAGATCCAAGAGTTCCTTTTGCAATATTCTTTTTTATTTGTTTTTTAATATATTTATTTGAAACTTCTTTAATAACTTTTTCCATACCCTCTTTAGCTGCAGTAAAATAACCTGCTGTTGCTATAAACTCAAGCATAAAAGGAAGTGATTGAGCAGCCATGTTACCAGCTTTGTAAGATGTTGAAAGTTCATTAGACTTTTGCTGAGACATTTGATTTAACTGATACAACACTAAAGCGTTTTCTTCTTCTTGAGTTCTATCTTCTTTATTAGCTAATATTAAAGCATTAAAAGAATTTCCCATGTCAATTACAGAGCCACCAAAAGGCACATAAGTGTAACCTTTTCTTCCACCTAAACCTCTAAAAAAATTTATAAACCCACTCTCGCCTAACGTCTCTGGATTGTCTAATATGTCATCTCTGTATTCTACAGCTAAGGCTAACTCTGGATATATTTGCCTAACATATCTTTCTAGCTCGCCATCAGTATAGAATATTGGTACAGGTCGGCCGTCTGGCATTCGCATTAAAGCTGAGTCTTTTCCATCAAGTGTTCCTTTTTCTTTAAGCTCTTTGTAATATGCTTGTAACTTTTTTTCAGCTTCATCACCAATAGTTGTTGCCATATCTTTCATAGCAAATTGAGTGTACTGACCTTTTTCGTCTGTATAAAGATTATCAAAAAAGTACGAATAAAACTCATTACGCATGTCTTCTTCGTTAGGTACAACTTTACCATCTTCTTGCATGGTTCTCATTTGCTGTTCTAAAATATTAGATAAAGCTACTCTTTTTTGATCTCTATCTAACTCGTAAAAGCCAGCGTCATCTAACATCGCGTTGATTTCTTCTAACTTACCGTTCCATAAACTGTACTCAGGCTTATAAGATTCAGACCAAACTTTCCATTGCTCGTCTTGCAATTGTTGAAACTTTAAAGCATAGTCTTCTTGCATTTGTTTTGCTAGCGCATCTGCTTCTTCCTGCGTGTTTAAGTTAGCAACTTTTCTTTCAAACTCTGCTTGCATTTGAGCTTCAAGCTTAGATGCTTCTTTAGCTATATATACACTAAAATCGTTTGTTGTTTTTTCAATTTTTAAATTTTGATAATCTTTGTAGTCAAACTCGTTCTCAGCGGCTTCAAGATCATCTTGCCCTTGGCTTGTAATGTAGTCAAGATCAGAAGGCTTTTTTAACACGTCTTTCACCTGTATGTCAGACATTTCAGCGGCCTTTTCTAAACCAACGTCTTTAATTACTTGACCTCTAACGGCATCAGCAGAATTTTGTTCTTGATAAGTATAAAGTAAACTAAGCTCTTTGTGTTTTTGTATATCTTCTTCACTAGCTGGAGATCCATCTGTAAGCGTATAAGCGCCTTGGCCAAGAAAAATATTAGGGTTGTATATTACTCCGTCAATCTCTATATGAGGTAAATTTCCAAACTTTTTAACATCACTGCCCATGTAAGACTGGCTAACAGCTGGATCTTCAAGTAACTGAGGATTAAACACTGCGGCAGGTATTTCTTTAGGCGTTATACGCTCCATTAAATCGGCGTTAGTTTCGCCTTCTTGCCTATACGTGTCATAGTAGCTTTGCAAGTCTTTAGTGGTTGTTTGTTGACCACCAACAATAACGTTTGCTTGAGTTTTTACTTCTACGTTAACATCTTCAGGAAGACCTATAGGGCTTGTATATGATTGACTATCGTCTAACGATTCCGATGAAGTATCTTCCGATTTGGACTCCGTACTTTCGGGTGCTGCAGTTTGAGACTCTACAGGCGCACCCTGTTTCTGAGAGTCTTGTGTCTTTTTTCCACCAAAAGGTTGGTCAAGTACATCTGCTTTAGGAAGAAGATTTTTTTGTTTTTCAGCTTCTTTTTCAGCTTCATATTTTTCTATAAAAGCTGTAATTTCTTCTACAGACCTACCGTCAGACTTCATGTCCTCGATAAGCAACGCTAGTTCTTCATTCATAATAAATTATTTTTTACGAGTCATGTAGTAGTTATATATCTCTTCAGCAGACATATCTTTAGCTTGTACTTCTTGAATACGTCTAGATCTCATTGGGCTATTTTGATTGTGGAATAATCTAGCGACCATCGCGTTGTAAGAAACAACTTCATCGTATATCATTTTTCTAGCAGGCACACCTTGTATAGGCTGTTCCCACATAGACGTATTAAATAATAAGCTAGCATCAATCATAGGATACGCTTGTCTAAAATGATCTATAAATCTAGTTCCAGTTAAACCTATATCGTCATGTATAAAAGACATTATAATATTATCCCTACTACCGTCTTGCCAGTTTGTACCGCCTATTAGGTTGTCAAAAAAACCTTTAACTCTAGCCTTGTTAAAAGGTATATCTTTTAATGCTTGAGCTCTTAACTCTTTACTAAACTCACCTACAACCTGCTCTTCTTTAAAAGCTTTTAAAAATAAGTTTTTAGTAGCCGCTTTATATGTAACTAACTTTTGCATACCATCACTGCTAACAGTAACAAATCCAACCTCGCCTGTTTCTTCATTTATATCCATCGGCGCGGCCATTGAAAAAATTTGATCTGTCAAAAACATATTTTCTCTGTTAGAACCTTTTGAATACATAGGACTACCACCTTCGCCACCGCCTGAATAAGTAATCCACTCGCTTAGCTCAGCGTTTAACTCAAGTACTGAAGATTTAAGCTTTGTTATAAGAGATACAACCTTAGATTCTGCTTGAGTATCTTTCATAGATTTTGCTTCAGCAAGTTTATCTTTACACGTTCTTAAAAATCTGCTTGCAGCAGCGTTACCACCTAAAAACTTTTCAAAACCTTTTATTTCTTTGCCTACAATGTACTTTTTAAACTGATCTTCTTTTTTATCTCTAAGTTCAGCTTTAAACCTAGGCATCATTTCCATTGGTAGTTGCTTAAGCTCAGGGCCTTGCATGTTAGGATTTGCAAGTCTATTAAATGATGATGACGATGATATACCAATATTAGCGCCAGCGCTTGCGTCTACTGTACTATCTCCTTCGCCTTCAATTTCAACATCTTCACCAAACTGCCTGTTTTCATCAGGTAAACCATCTTCTTGAAGTTGATGTAAGTAATCTTGTTTTCTTTTCCACAGCTGAAAATCTTTGTCTCTTCGATCGTCTTCACTATCTCCACCACTTCCACCGCCGTATTTGCGCTCATAATTGTCTTCAATAGCTTTTATAGCAGGTTGTACCATAGAGTCTATTAAACCAGGTTCTGACCAAGTTACAGAAGCTTGTGCTTGACGCATTCGTCTATATGATTCTACTAAAGCTGTATTCATAATTTTAATTTTTTATTAAGCGCCTACTCCGCCTAGTTTCATTGCAGCTCCACCTATATCACCAATACCAGAAGCTATCATTTGTCTATTTTGTTGTCTTTGTTGAGCGGCCGCGGCTACATCTGCTTGCGCCATACCTAGCTGAGTTGTAACTAACTCTTCTTCCTGCTCTCTTCTGTATAACTCACCCTCTCTTTCTAGGCCTTGTAGTCTAGAGTCTTCAGCAAGCTTTTTCATTTGATTAGCCTTTTCTTGTTGACCAATGCTAATAGAAGCTTTTTGAGCATCAAGCGATCCTTGATTAGCCATTGCTTGAGCTAATGCCGCAATACCAGAGCCACCAGCAGCTTGAGACATTTGCCCCATAATATTAGCCCTCTGCTGTTCTTGTTGTTGTTTAGTAAACTCTGCTTCTTTTTGATTAACTGTTAGATCTTCGTATACGTTTTCCATGTTTAGATATGGATTAGATCTATCTAGATTTTCATATTGCATCATTTGAGCTTTTTGTTTTTGCTCAGCTGCTGCTTGTTCTTTTTTAGCTTTTGCCGCGCCAGCCATACCTACACCAACTTTGGCAAGACCAGCTACACCGGCAACTACTGCTACTGCTACAAATGACATATTATTTATTTTTAAATTTTTCGTAGTCTTCATAAGTGTTGACTACGTTGTATTTTTCTAGTTCTATTAAGTCTTGAGTGTTGTTTGGATTAGGGTGTACGTTTACAAATATAGTATCTTCAATAGCTAATATAACTCTTTTTGTCCCGCCTTCAGATTTTATATAACAAGGCGCCTCGTAATAATTTACACCAAACTCTGTAGCTACAGCTATCAAGCCTTCTAGTAAAAACCAAACGTGATTACGCTTATGTATTTTACCAACGCAAGCTTTACCAGCGTCCATTTTCATTTGTCTAACGTATATACCGTCTGCAAACGTGTGTTCTAGTGGCGTTAAGGGATTACCTAATCCATTATTATCACCAGCTATTATAGTTTCATCATTAGCCATAGATAACAGCTTCTCTTCAAGATCTACTATTTTACTTCTACTAGCTAACTGATTGTCAATACTAATTACATCTTTCATTAAATTAAATTTATATAAATATAGTTACACTTAGAGCGCTTTATTTACTACTTTCAAATACTCCCATACTAGCGGCAAACATTTCTCCTTGAACAACAGAGTCGTTTTTAAATTTAGTTTCTGCGTAATAACCTAGTAGTCTACCAAAGTTAACTTTATCAGACTTTTTAAAAAATATATAATCAGCAGTAGTGAAAGTGTTGTTTGGTAAAGTGCTCGATACAACTATTTGTTTGTTAACCCTATCAACACTTATAATAGTACCTATTTCATGAGAAGTACTAGACGTTTGAAAACCAGAGTTAGCCGTTACAGTAGCATAATACGCTATGTCACCAACTTGAACTGACGAGTTAAGATCTTCTGCAAATGTTATAGTAAATTGTGCCATTAGTTAACTGTTATAAAATTATCTAAATTAATTTGTAATGTAACATCTTCATAACCAAAATTACGAACGTTTACGTCAGCTAAAACCTTTAACTGCCTGCCTTCTAAATAGGCGTCTAATCTTATTAACCTAATATCGCCTCTTCCAACACCTGTTGTTTCATCAATAGGATTAAAATCGCCAGGTTCAATCCTACTAGTAAAAGTAGTTTGATAATCTGAAGGCCTAATATCTCTAGTTATTTTTATAGTTTTCTCAGCAGCAGGTGTTATTGTAAACAAACATTGTTTTCTATTTCTTAAAAAAGGCTCATCGTTAGAGTTTCCAATACAAACTAAGTTGTTTGACAACGTTAAACTAGCTCCATGACTAGCTGTAGCTACTTTAGTTGTTATAGTTACTGGTTTAAATTGATATATTCTAATAGGACTATTTACAGTTGGTATACTAGAGTCTAATATAGTTCCATCATTTGGCTCTACATATATGTGATAATCATCATCTGAAGTAGTTCTAGGAGCTATAAAACTATACACGCAATTTTTTTTAGTACTTGTAAAAGAAAAGCTTATTGGATTAACTTCGTGACTATAAGATATAATACCAGAAGTAGTTCCAGCGTCTGGAATTTCTTCACCATAGCTTAAATATTTTCCATCTTTATTTCTTATATGTAGCTTACCACCAGCTCCGTTATTACCTTGTAAAAATATTAATCTACTACATCCGTTGCTAGATATATTTTTAGTATCTATAGACAATCTGTTTATCTTTACAGCATCCTCTCTAGTAACAGCTGTAGATATTTCATAGTTGAAATTTACAAAATGATTTAAAGCGCAAGTAGCTAGCGACGACGTGTACCCGTCTTGTAAAACTGACTGATCAGGAACATCGTATCTTATTTCATATATTATTTGAGTTAGCCTCTTGCTTGAGTCGTAAGTTCTACTTTGAATAGCTATATTCCAATAATCATTATATTCTCTAGTAAACAGTTCTGGCGCTGGTGTAATACTATAAAACTTGCCAGAGTCAGCTGTGAAAGTTATTAATGCTAAAAGATTGTCAGATGTTTGCATGCCTTGTTTAGCCGCGTGGTCAGCGTGATAAACGTTAGCGTGTATTTGTTGTATTGTTAAGCTACCAGAGGTAGACGCGCTAACAGTCGCTGTTCTTGGTGTTACTGTTACAGTGTGATCCGAGCTTGTTGTATATCTAGCCTTAATACAAGCGTAATTTTTTCTAACGTAATTTGTATCTTTAAGTTTAGACTCTATAGGGACTCTAAAATCTTTGTCTCCTGTCATAGGAAAACCAGAAAACGTAATAGTAGCGTTAACAGTTTCGTCAGTGTTATCTGTAAAAGTAACATCAGATATTTCAATAGGCAAATCACCACCAACGTATTTGTTAGTACTTTGCTCTGTAGCGTTTGTTATTTTAAAGTCAGAAGCTGTATATAAATAACCGTCATTAGAGCTTATAGTTATAATAGCTGTATCTGATACTGTAGAGTTTTCTTCTCTTTGTACTGTTGGTATTGTAGTTGTAAATCCCATTATACCGATAAATTTATATTAAAGTTGTTTACTCCACCAGCTAAATCAAAAGATATATTACTTGGCAAGCCTAATCCTTGTACGTTAAAGTTTTTAGCAGTAACTTCTGTTTCAGAACCTCTAACATAACCAAACCACTTACCTTCTTTTTGAACAAACTCAGGCACAAAGCCAGACTGTAGATCTGTTGTTATAGACTCTACTTTCCAACCGTTAGAATCGTTTAAGTTAAAGAACTCACCATCTCCATCAGCGTACGTGTAAGTAGTAGTGCCACCGCCAATCGAGTCTAGCGTTGATGTTCCAGTTGTAAAACTAGAAACTTTAGCTTGTGTTCCTTCATAATTTATATAACCGTATTCTTTAACAGCAGAATGATTATCATTAAATATAGGTGTTATATGAGAGGTGCCTCTTTGATAAACAGTAGAAGTTATTTCGTAAAAATCATTAACAACTGAATTAGTATGATGCTCAAACAAAGTCCCTTGATTAAAAGTAAAATATCTATTATTTAAGCTAATACCAGTTTCAGGGAAGAAAGTTGCAAAACTTACCCAACCTTTTTGTTTTGAATTAAAAGACACAGTGTTAAAAGAAGGTCCTTTGTTGAGGCCACCTGCCTGCGGCCAGTCTTGAACAACGCCATCTTCGTCACTATAGTTAAAACCTCGCTTTAACATACTAATATTATATAAATCTTTTTTAGTATCAAAAGTACCTATGATAGGACAGAACGTTGGAACGCTATTTAGTTCGTCTGCAAAAAAGTCTTTCATACCAATATCAGATATAGCCATCATGCCTCGATCACTAAGCTGAACTATGGCTCCTCTAGATTTATCTGCAAAGTACATAACTCTGTTATCAGCTGCGAAAGACTCTGGGTTTTTAGATATACCAAAGTCACTAGGATAAGGAACCGCTTGACCTAACACGTTAGATGTAGCTGTTACGTTAGTGTTACCATCAGCATTAAACAAAGCGTCTTTATCTGCTAAAACTTTTATAACTTTATCTTCACAAAAAACATTTAGATCAGTATCTCTAGTAAACAACTTTTGTATAGTACCAAATCTTGGAGACAATTGTTTAGTTATTTTCTCACCTTGTATAAATTGGTTTGTTTCGTTTACTCCAGATATAGAGTTATATATTCCTGAGTATATCAAGAAGTTTGACTTGTGTTCTTCTGTATATCTACCCGCTACAACACTAGAAACTTTAACACCATTGTCTAGTTGTGTTTCATTAAAATCATCTCGTATTCTATCTGACTCAACACCGTTTCCAAACATATAACAATTAAACCAACCTAAATTATGAAGTTGATTATGAGGTCGATGATTAGGATTAGGATTAAAATTACTACCTTGTATTTTTATAAAACCTTGCGTAGCAGTGTTATTAGTTATTGGAGATGCGTCTAGTCGTACGCGTATTACATGGTTGTTAAACAAAGTAAAAGACTCAGAAACACCTGCCGCTATTGCAATTGTATCTATGTTACCGCCGTTAACTTCTTCGTACTTAAACTCGTTAGGTCCAGTCCACTCAACAACTTTTGCTGTAAAGCCAGTGCCACTAGTAGTATTAGCACCATTAATAAAAAACGTAGATCCAAGAGGTATAAACTGCTCGTTGTTGTATTCGTTTATATGTATAGGTATAGCTTGAGAAGCCTCGTAGTATAAATCAATATCTACGTTTTCTTTTGGCTCAGTTTCAAATATAGCAGGATACTTAGACTGCTTTTTAAAATCGTCAAATCCTCCGTCAGCCACGTTAATATCTTCTATAAACTCTATTGTTACAGCGTTTCTACCTAACCAGTCTAAGCCAGTAGAAGGATTAGCAGTACCATCTGGCATAGTAGCCGTGTATGTATCAGGTTGAAATGTTCTCCACTTATCTTCATCTCCAGAACCAGTTCCACCTAGGTTTAAACTGTCAACCCAGTCGTCTGGAGTTTGTTTGCCCATGTTTATACCATTAGCACTAGCTACTCCAGTACCCATTGATAGATAAGGTGTAGCAGCTTGCGTAGCTGGATCTGTGTTTGCTATAAAAGTATTAGATATAGGGTTCCAGCCTTGTTCACTTCCAAAACCAAACGCGCCTAAGTCTGAAACTTGCAGAGGATCCAAAGGAACATCGTTGTTAGGGTGTGTTACTGTGATACCAAATCTATGTCTTTTGTTTGAAGGAGAGTCTTTGTCTCCATCAGTATTATTGTCTTGATAGTTTCTTATACCAGTGTAAAACTTACTTGGATCGTCTGATATACTACCAGCTCCATCGTCCTCGCTGTACGCTATTTTATATATTTGTCTAGGCTCTGGTTCTTCTTGAAATCTAAATAAAGATCCAGGAGTACTCAGTTGTTCTACAAAAGAAGCCTTATCACCATTGCTTGGCCCATACATATCTTCATCTCCTTCTGATGAAACTTTACTATAAGACAAGTGCATTGAGTTTATATGGGTGTATGTTGCAGGCTCTGCTCCAGTACCTTTAACTGTGTGACACACGCTCGATCCATTAGGTGGGGTGCTGTCATCAAACTCATCTCCGTTTCTATGCGAATAGCCGTGCCAGTAGTTATCACCTCCAGTAGAAAAAGAATCATTACTCACTCCGTTTGGATATACTGGATTCGTAGATTCAAAAGGAAGTTGAGGAAAAACATATCCTTGTGAAGTAGAATAACCTCTACAATCAAACATACCTAAGCCAGCGCACCCTTTAGCAGCGCCAACTTCGTCTATAAAAAAGAAATCAAGTCCTTGACCATCTATCATTGACTCTCCTTGCCAAAAAGTTTTTGCTAAATGACCATTACCCCAATTGTTTTCTCCACCTCCTCCTTTAGAGTCTTCTAACTCTCCAGACTTTACCGTGTAGTGCATATATCTAGGATAAGAAGTCCAACCAACAAACTCACCAAAAGAAGCGCCGTGAGTATCATAAGTGTGCGGGCCTTGACCAGTAGTACCAGTATACCAGTTAAGAGTGCCTTGCTTTAAAGGCCATTTATGAGATATTAACCTTACTTGTTGTGATGCTATAACTCTAAACTGAGGGCCGCCATCTTCGTCATCTAGACTACCAGGATCTACAGCTATGTATTGATCAGCGTTTAAATCTTTTTCTATTTTAGCAAAAAATCTACCGTCAAACTCTGGCCTATTTTCTGGCTCATGAGCTTTTATTTGTATTTTCAAAGAAGGTACAGCAGATGCGTAGCTATTGTTTGCAGACGTCCAAGTTACGTCGGCATCTAAAATATCTTCATCTTCTAATAGTATTTTATAAAAATAAGAATCTACATTGTTTAAATCTGAAGTATCTTTAGATATTTTAGATATTCTATAATATCTACTACTGTCAAAAGAACTAAAAAACCTAATGTATAGTTCTTCAAAATCTTTTAAATCTGTTCTACCTGGTTCATCTGTCGTTCTACCTGTACCGCCAAAAGCTTTGTACATTTTACCAGCGTCTATATGTATTTCTTTTACGCCAGGCAGTGGAAACCCAGATGGCAATATAGTTTGATCAGCTGTAATACAATTTAAAGTACCTAAATCTTTTTTATTGATTTTAATAAAATCAGGAGCACTTCCTTCTATTGCTAATATCTTATATCTATTAGCATCTGTTACAGCTTGATTGCTTTCGTGTTTATTCTTTATTATTAAATAAGTCTCTTCATCAACTTTATTTCTATCAGACGCAGGAAAGCTTAACCATATATTGCCGTCTTCAGCATTATACCATCTATCAAGAGCTAGATTATAATACTCTCTTGATGTTTCTTTTATATAATATTTATAATAAGAAGCCCAAAAAGGAGCGTTATGCTGATTTGCTACTTTTAATTTATTTCTTTTTATACAACCGTCGTCTTGTGGTATAAATATAGTAGCTTTTTCATTAGTTAAAACAGGTGTTTCTCTACCATATTTATCTCCATAAACAATACCTACTTGATATTCTCGTATAGATTTACAAGAAGTATGAGGCGTAAAAGCATCTGATGATGGTTTTTGCGAAAGACTTACGGCTAGGTCTATGTTTATAGGTTGGCTTGAGTTATCTATAAGCTCATAGTTTTCGTAATAGTTGCCATAGACAACTCTATTGCTTACGATTTCTTGCGATCTAGGATACCTAGGCACGTTATCGTAAGGTCTAAGTAGTTGATTAGATGGTAGAATTTTATGTACTGTTTCTGTAGTTATAGGTAAAGATCCTCTACCTTGAGGATTTGCGCTTGTATCAGGCCACAAAGCATTGAAAGGACCAGCAACACCATCTCTTCTACTTATAGTTTTAGCAACGTATACGGTAGGATTATTTGTTTCTTTATACAGTATATCAATTGCTACTACGTCTCTAGGTCTTTCGTCATCTGGCCTAAAGTATTCTTGTATTTCTAAACTTTTTAAATCGTTTATCATACCTAAGTTATGACCTTTTTTAGGAATATAGTCAAATTCATTAGGTATAAAAGCTAATTCAGACCAAGGTCCAAAGTTAGAATATTCGCCGTCAGTATATTTATATCTATAGCAAAACCTAGGAAATTTATCTTTAAATATAGGCTCAGGTTCTTTTAGTATAATACTAAACTCTTGATCGGTTGTATCTAAAATATTTTCATCTATACTAAGTATTTCTACATCGAAACCATCACCACTAGCACCAACGTCTAACGTGTTAGGAGGTGTGTGTCCTGATGGAACATCTATTATTAACAAAGATATAGATGCTTCGCTAGTTCCAAAAGAGTTTGGATTAAATAAGTCTGCGGTTAAAGCTACATAAACAATATCTCCTACTCTAAAATCAACAGTAGAGTCAAAAATTAAATCATCTATAGTATCTCCAACTTGAAAAAATTGATTGTTAGAGCTATCGAAAAAATTTGTTGTTAAAGTTGTTACTATACTATTAGCTACATTTGTGATACTATTAACTCTGCCATCATCTATAAAAGTGTTAGACATCTTAAGTTTAGGTGGTAGAGTAGGTGCTTTCTTTATTACAGTAGCGTGCTCTTTTTCAACACCAATATAATTATCACCTAAGCCATAACCACCACCGTTACTAACAATTTCAAGATTGTGATCTTGAGATGGATCTGTGTAAAGTCTAGTGTGAAAAGTTGCTGCATCTCCATTAAATGTACCTTGCACAAAACCTGGCATTCTATTAGTACCACCGGTTCCAGCCACACATCTTTCTATGTTTAATTTTCTAGGCTCTTCTATTCTATCATCAGATATAAATAAAAAACCACCAGGTATTCTAGTTTTTCTATTAACGCTACCTATTATACTTAAATTTACTGGAAAAGTACCTGTAGCAAAATTGCCTTGCACCGTATAGTTTGGTTCTTTAGATAAAGGATCTCCTAATAAAACAGAAGGCGCTTCAAACTCAATAAGGTCATCTTGATTTATACTTACTTCTTTATTAAGCGTTACAGTATTTGTATTGTCGTCTACAGAAACTACGTAAACTTCATCTATTTGAGAAAAAGCAAATGTAGTTTGATTGATGACCCTCATACCAGGTCTCAAGCATTTAGTACCATCTGTAATAACAGTTGCGTTAACTACAAAGGTTTTACTGTTAGTTACGTTAGCAGCGCATTTTATTCTAACGTTATATATGTCAACAAACACATATTGAAAAGTACCTATAGCTCCAGCTATACTAGGAAGATCTCCAATATACTTTCTTAGTAAATAGTTTTTATTTATAAATTCGCTACTAGGACCAGCTGAACCAAATGGGCTGAATTGATTAGGCCCTCTAACTAACCAATACACCATGTCATTAGCAGGGTCTGTTACAACACCCATGCAGTGACTGTTGAAAGGAACTTTACCAGAGTCTATAGCGGTATTACCTAGCGTGGTTTGAACAGCGCCTATATTAGATCCTTCAGAAGTATTTATTTCTATATTTTGTGCGTCTCTATATTCGCCAGGAGGAACAATTCTTTCGTCTAAGTCTTTGTTCATTTTCCCAGCGGAAAAAGTTCTTTTTAACTCAGCCATACTTAGTGTTTAATATGCTTAGACTTACCTCTAAGAATTTGTGTTATTTCTTCTATTTTAATATTAGATAGTCTAAGCTTAGCGTTTCTTTTAGTAGCTCTAGCTTCTTTTTTAAATCTATTAATTATATACTCAGGCACATTAGCTCTTACAGATAATATAGCTAAAGCTATTTGTTTGTACATAGCTTCCTCTGCTAGTTTATGAACTTTCATCTCAGCATCAGTACCTAAGCTATCGCTAATATATTTTAATGTTACAATTTTTCCAGAAAGTACTGATGAGAAATGTATTTTACCAGCATTTTCATCTATGTAAAAAGATCCGTTTATTTGAGCATGAGCAGGATCAATGCCATATCTACCGCCTATGTTTAAATCGTATATGTCATCGTCATAATCAAAGTCTTGTGCTTGATTAGCGTTTGGCGTAGATGCTTTATAGTTTTCCCAAGTATTAGATTCTGTTTGTAAGTCTATATTGCCATCTCCATCGCCATCAATAAAGTTTTCATTACCAATAGCGCCTGTTTGTAGTGGAGCTGTTGGGTTACTAGTAACAATAGCAGGATACAAAACGTGTTCAATACCTTTACTATCGGTGTAAGTTATCTTTACGTAGTTAACGTAATCCTGTGGTAAAGTCATCGTTAGTGAACCTGGTAGTTCTATTTCTAAAGATTTAGTTGATTTAAAAGTATCAAAGCTAAATTCTTGTAAAGCTCTTCTAGCATGAAAAGCTACGTCTGTTCTTTTTATTTTTGGTATTATTTTTTCTTCACCAACGTATGCTACTATAAATTGATTTATAATAGTTTCTAGTGATGTAAATTGATAATCACCAAAACTACTACCTCCGTAGTACGCTACTTGTGTTGTGTTAATTAAACCCATTTATATTTGTTTTTGCTGATTAGTAGTGGCAGCCTCTCTAGTTCCAGCTAAGCTTACTAAACCTGGCTTGTTTAAAACAATACCTGCTAGTCCAAGTATAACATCTACTAACCTATGTTCTTCAGATGGATGCAACTCAAAGTTAACGGATGTATCAGATTTGTAAAGCGCCTTATCGTTTAAAACTATATAATCCCAACTCACTTGAGCAGGCTTCTTAATATAATCACATGTAACATTAGCTGTTATAGAAGCTGATGGAAATGTTTTTATCTTGTCTACGCCTTTAATAAAATAAACAGGATAGTCAACAGTAGGTTCTGCTAACGGTGATCTTTCAATATATGTAAATTCTTTTTTATTTATCTGTTCAACTTCAATATCGTAAGCACCACCAACAGCGAAATAGACAGTACCTAATCTATACAAGTCTGAAGGTAAAGTACCTTCGTTACCTGACATAGCTATTGTTTGTTTAAATTTTTCAAATGGTGCTAGTTTTTCCTCTAACATATCTAATCGATCTGAATACTCTGTGCTGTTTCCTGTCATTCTGCCAGAAACATCTATATCATAAAAGTATTGGTCGAATATTTGAAGTTGAGCTTGATTGGCTAGTAAGTTAAATTCTTGAGGTGTTATATATCCTCTTTGCTCTTTGTTAGCTAATGCTAAAACTCTTTGATATACTGTATTTACGTTTACTGCCATTATGTTTTATTTTATAGTTAAGCAACCACCCCGAAGAGTGGCTGCTCTACTATAGGTGATTAATTATTTTAATCTTTTTTCAACGTTGGTATATACTTCCATACCTTCGTCTGTTTTAAACCAAGCTGCTAGAGCCGAGTAAGGGTGTTCGTCAAATGGAACTGTAAATAATTTTCTACCTGTTGATCCCCAAGTAAACGTTCTTTGATCGCTAGATAATTTTAATATTCCATTTTCAGTAGCTAAAATACCCATGTTTCTTAGCATAACGTTTTCATCAGCCGCTAATTCTAAGAACAAAACAGGGTTTCTCTTAGCGAACAATAGAGTGTCTCGTTTAAGCTCGCTAGAACTCATCGTAGATACTTTAGATCCGACCTCTACCCTCATTATAGCTTCCATATATTCTATAGGTAAGCTTCTAGCCATATCCAAAGCCTCTATCTCTAACTCCAGTCTATCAACTTCGCTAACAGCTTCAGTTTCTGGCTCCCACTCAGAAAACCTAGCGTTTCTTAACGGGTGATACAAAGATAGCATTTGTTGTAATGTAACTTTATTTCTAGGTACAAACAACGCTCCGTTTCTAAATATAATATGACCCATCCTGTGGTCACCTTTCATTTCATCTACAAATACCGTTGTTTGGTTTTCACAATACTTAATTTCTCTTTCGTAACCTTTTTCTTCATCAAAATAATAAAGACCAGATGCTTTAATCGTATGTGAAATAGGTTTGTTATCACCTGTTAAATAATAAACTCTATCTTTTATTTCCCATTTAGGTTTTTTTGGCTGAGGCTTTTTAACAACTGCTTCAACCATTTTGTTTGTAGCTTTTATTTCTGGTTGCTCTACTACAACCGTATTTTCTACTTGAGGCGCTACCTCAACTTTTTTAGCTGTTTGTTTCTTTGCCATAATATAATATAATAAAAAATTAAAAAGATCGGGGCCGAAGCCCCGACCTAAAAAGATGTATTATCCTTTAATCATCATGAAGTTTCTTGCACCTTGTACAACTAAACATCTTTCAGATAAGAAGTGCATCTCCATCGCATCTAAGTCAGATGTAACAGCTCCAACAGAACCAGTAGTCCATGTCTTCATTCTTCTGTCATCTGTTTGAGATGAACGGTAACGAACGTGTAAGAAAGGACGCTTAAGGTTCTTTCCTAATACTTGATCATAAACCGAAGATACTCCAGCAGGAATAATTAAACCTCTAACAGCATCTGATGTAAAGTCGTTAAGACCACCTCTAGTACCGAAATCGTTTAAGTATTTCCAGTCAGACTTATAGAAGTCATAAGAACCTCTTCTAAATCCAGAGAAACCTAGGTTAAGTGCCATATCAGCGTCATTTTCAAAAACACCAAAAGAAGCACCACCATTGTAACCACCGTTGATACCAGCTAACATATCGTCAATGTTAAGTGAAGTAGCTCTATTCAAGAACATCATGTTCTCTTCAATAGCTCCTTGACGATCAAATTCAGCCAAGATTAAATCAAACTCACCAAGGTTTGTAGCCCAGAAAGGAGAGTCTAAACCGTCAGTAATGTTACCTCTAGTTTCTACAGCATTAAATAAACCTTCAGTACCGAAGTTAGTTTGTAAGAAAGCACCACCACCAGTAGAGTCAAGTGTATCAGCAGTAGACTGAGCAGCATCACCAGGAATAGATTCAATCATAGCCATTTCTAAGTAATCAGCAAAACGAGCTCTAGTGTCACCAGCAGCTTTTAAATACCACATGTAACCTGACTGTCCGTCTTCACCAGATACTTCAACCCAACCAACTTGAGAAGCGTCAGATCCAGAGATCTCATACTTGTCTTTTAAGATGATAGGCTTGTTAGTGTAAGATCTGAAACCAGGCTTGTTAGCTCCAGTTCTACCATTAGAACCTTTTTGGAATTCAGAACCGTAAACTAATACTCTAATAGCAGCAGTGTTAACGAAAGTACCATCACCAAGATCTTGTAATCTACCAGTGTTAGCAGTTGCATCGTAAGGAGCAACACTAATCGCATCAGCGTTGACAGCCGTTACAAAAACTCTAGCAGTACTAGTAGAAGTAGCGATTAATAACATATCGTTAATTCTGATACCGTGAGAGTCATCAGTTCCAGTAGAGATACCGTCAATAGTAGTATCTATTTCTAAAGTACCACCATCAGCGTTGTTGTTATCATCTTGCTGTGCTTGATCTTTAACTGTACCTACGAACGATAAGTGTAATCTACCTTGCTCAGACCAAACAACTTGATCAGCAGTCATAGATTCTTCTGCACCAACTTGCTCTAAGAAACCAGAGATAGTTCTATTACCGAATACCTCAGATTCTTTTTCCATCAAGTCAGGCAAGTATTGTTGAGCCCAACCGTCAGATGAACTCAATGTAGCAAAGTCAATATAATTGCTTGCTAACGTTTGTTTTGAAGCAGCCGCTGTATAAGTAGAAGCTGCAGCTAATGTTAATGCCATTTTAAATAAATTTTAGCGTTAAATAAATTATTTTCGTTTTTTAAACTTAAAATCAAAAACAGAATCATCTTGAACAACCTTAAACTTTGGACCATCACTATAATTAGCGCCTTGTTCTTGTCTTGGCGTCATGTCTATATTCTTAGCATTAGCAACACTATTTTTCATAGCATCTGCTTTACCTTGCTCATAGAAATGTCTAGCTAAAGCGTCAGGGTTCATTGCCGCGTATAAAGACTTGTGGTATGATTTAGCATCACCCATAGAACTATCTTCGTTTAGAAACTTTCCAACAAAGTTGTTTATGTCACTTTGGGTTTGCTTTACCTCATCGACGTTATTAACATTATACCTATAAGTTTTATCTCCAACTTTAAAATCAAAACCTTTGAAATTTTTGTTAAAGACTTGATTAGTCTTGTTGTTAAAAATCGTCTTGTTCTTTTCAAGCGCCGCTTGAGTCTCTTCTGATTCTTTGTTATATCTGTTGAAAAAATCAATTGCTTTCTGCTGCTCTTCAGTGAGCTTGCTTCCAGCTTTAATTTCTTCGTAATATTTAGACTTTTGCCCGTCTAAGTAGGCTTTAGCCTCTGCAACTTGCTCTTTTAAGGCTATTTTCTTTTTTCTAATGTTCTTTTCATCATCTATTTCTTCATCATAAGAAAACTGCTCTTCCATTAAAAAAGCTCTTTCTTCAGGTGTTAGATGAGGTTTAGTAGATCTATAGTATTCTTGTAAAGCTTCTTGATTATCCATTTCTGCATAATTTCTATTTAGCTTTACATAGTCTTCTACGCTACCACCAGTTTCGTTTACAAAATTAACCAAGCTTTGAATATTCTCAGGTAAAGGCTCTCCAGTAGCCTGAGCTTCAACTATAGCTTCTTCTACAATTTCTTCTACCTGCTCTACTTCTTCTTCAGTTACTTCTTCTAAGACTGGTTGTTCTTGTGCTTCAACTTCCGGCTGTACTTCTTCTTGTTCTTGTACGGGCTCGGTGTTTTCAACGCTTGCAACCACTCCTGTGTCGTTAGCTGTACTTTCTGTAGTTTCTTCTGGTTGTTCATTTGTTTCCGCTGTTGGCGGTGGTTTACTTAAATCTACTTTGTAAACGCTAGGATCATCAGCAGTTTCAAATTTACTTAAATCTAACTCTTGCTCTTGCGTTTGTTCTTCTTGAGGCTGTTCTTGAACCTCTTCAATGTTTTCGTTTTCTTGCATAATATAAAATATAAAATTATTATCTAGGATCGAACTTACCTAATCCTATGCCTCCACCTACTATATCATTACCTGATGATTCAAACTTTTTAGGCTCGGCTTTTACTTGTTCTTTAGTTTGTTCTAGTTTTTGAGCAGCTTGAGATTCTTGATCTTTTATTCTAGTATTTAACTCAAACTCAAAAGCCATAAGATCTCTTTTAACCTTAGCTTCTTGTTCTAATCTCATGATGCTAAAATCTGCTTTAGCCTGCTCTAACTCTATTTGAGTTTTAACAAGTTCTTTTTGTTTTTTAACTTCTTCTTGAGCTGCTACCTTTTGAGCTTTAGCATTAGCTTCTGCTTGTTGTTTAATATTTAAACTTTGTTTTTTAGCTTCTCTTTCGTTCTTTATTTTTCTTCTAACCTTTAACATTTGATTTGCTAGCTTGATATTCTTTATTTCTCTAATATCAATAGCGTCTTCAAGATCTATAACTTGACCAGCTAAAGCAGCTTGTATGTTATTTTCTAATAACTGTTTTTCTTCTTCGTCTGGAGCTAACTCTAAAAATATACCAAAATCGTACAAGTGTAATTCTGACATTTCTTCTAATGTAGCAACGTTGTGTGCTCCTAAAGCTTGAACAAAAGCATTTGCTGTTGGAGAATACTCTAATACATCTGATATTCGCATCGATAAACATTCGCAAGTTTCTTGCGTTAAAAACATACCGGCTTGTAATATATGTCTAGTAGCTGTATTACTATTAGCCGCTGCTATCTTTTGTATACCAACCAAAGCGTTTCTATCAGGTGTTGATGCATCTCTAGCCTCGTTTAATCCGGTAACGTCTCTTATCATGTTTAGATAATAGTTGTACGTTTGTATGAGGCTTTGCATCTTAGCACCACCTGCTCCAGTTTGTATCTCTCGAACAGGCATAGCGCCAGCGTTGGGATCGCCATCTTGTGTCATTGATCTACCAATAACACTACCTGTTTGAAAATACATGT